GTTTTACCTTTATATACTTTTCTTATTTCATTCTTTTTATATTCTGAAAAAGTATTCCACTGTGGTGTTTTCATTGCATCTGTTAATGTCAAATGCTCGTTAGTAAAATCAGTTGCTTCTAAACTTTCTTTTAAAAGTTTATTTTGTGTTCTAGTATTATCATCTGATAATTCTTGGTCTTCTCTCTCCTGAAGTTTATCTTTAATTTCTTGAAAATCGTCTTCTAATCCTTTTACATTACCTATTACATCAGTTTGACCTTTACCTAATTTTACATGTTTAGGTAATTTAGATAAAATTTCTTTAGCATAAGCATAATCACCAGTCTTATCTGCATAATCCATTAAACCATCAAAAAACAATTTTCTTTTAGTTCCATTGCTTAATATGTCATCATATTGGGAAAAATAATTAGTAATTGCTTTACCATTTTCTTCCATTGTCTTATTTTTATCAAATAGACCTTGAAACCCATTTATAAAATTAGTGTCAAACTCATCACTAATTCTAGACATTTGTGCTGATACATGACTTTGTAATAAATTATATTTAGTTTGCGAAGTTTTACTAAAGAAACCTTTCTCTAGCATTATTGCATCATAAGAACCTAATTGATTTTCAGCTATAAATAATTTTAGTTCATCTTTATAAAAATCATCAAATGCTGTTGGACTTGGATTTTCAGCTACTTTTTTTTCTGCGTATTTAGTTGAAATATGTTGTTTAAATGCGTCTGCTTTACTATTTAATGTTAATTCTTGGTATTTATCTAAGTAGTAAGGATTTGCTTCTTTAGGTAATTCTCCCTTACCTGATTTTTTAAAAAAACTTAATTTATTATATTTTTGTTCTTTTTCAATTTCTTGAGTGTCAATTTTTTTACCAGTTTTATAATCTTTTTCTGCTTGTGCTTCACCTTCTTTTTTCTTTTTCTTTTCTGATAAAACTACAGCATCTACTAATCCATCATTAACAAATCTATCTAAACTATTTGCAAACTCTTTTAAACCTTGTGGTAATGGTTCAGCTTCAGGTTTATAAAATAAATTAAAATCTTCTGACCTTACTTCTGGTAATTCAGGTGTTAAATTTAATTCTGGTGTTCTTGCCATTATTTCAATCCTTCATTTTCAAATCTAGCTTTGTTGTTGTAATAACTATTAGCTACATTTAATACTGCTGATGCAAACATTAAGTTAGAATTTGGTGGTGTTAAATAAGTTGATTGACTTTCTTGACCAAATTGAATGGCTTCCATGTTTCTTTCATATTGTGCAATATTAATATTCATGTTTCTTTCAAGTGAAGCATTGTAGTTTCCTTGTACTCTGTAATAATCTCTCATTAATGCCTGAGTTGAACCAGACATTGCTATACCTCTTGAACCTGCACCTACTAAAAATTCTGCTCTAGCTTTTCTTGACTTAATATCTGCTTGATATTCTTTTTCATCAAACTGTTTTTGAGTTTGTCTAATTTTTAATTGTTCAGCAGAATATCTTTGAATTGCATTTCTTTTAGCTAATTCGTTTTGTCTTTTTTGTCTTGTGTATTCATTTTGTGCCTGTTGCTTTGCAATCTTATATTGAAGACCTGCACTGGCAATAGAGACTGCTAGTAGTCCTGCTTGTGGTGTACACATATTTTTATAAATTCATAAAATGGTTTATTTAAAACCCCATAATTAGTTTTGTTAATAAAAGTAAATCCACACCATTTTAACCATTTGATGTGAACTTTATTTCTACAATCAACATAGTTCCAAAGTATTTTATATTTAGTGTTTAAAAAATTTACTACTTCTCTACATTGTTTTAAGAAAGCAATTTGAATAGTTGCCAACTCATCAGTTGCGACTAACCAAATACCACCTACAGAATTTCCTAAATCATCAACACCAAAAATACCAACTGGTTCATTTTTAGGATTGACTATAGTAAATATAATTTTTGAATATTTATAACCTCTTAATAATTCGTAATAAGGTAAATAACCATTAGTAGAAATTATTTCTTGTTTATCTGCTTTTCTTAATCTAGGTGCTAAATATTTAATATCATCAAGTGTAGATAATCTAAAATGACTATACCCTTTGTGATGCAACGACATAATAACCTTCCCAACTTGCATTAATAAAATTAGAAGGTAAGTGACTGTTATTTTCTAAAGTCACTGTAAGTTTATCGTTTTCTGATTGGACAGCGAATGTATAATCACCATCTTCTAAATTAACTGTACCTGCTAGACCTGAACCCACAATCGTACCAGTAAATGTGCTATTTGATGCACTTCTACCTACTGGTTCTACTTTAGTTGTGAAGAAAGCAGTGTCATTATAACTTACACTCCAATTTCTTATTTGAAGTCTTCCTTCTTTAGTTGATATTCTACTTCCTTGTGTATCAGCAATTTGCATGAATTGTTGAGAGAAAGTAAATTTAAAAGTATAATCTTCTCCTATAAAATAATCAAAAGAAGTTATATCTCCTGATACTACAATAGATGTACCTGATTGAGATACTATAGCAATTTCTTGTCCTGCTTTGTTTGAACCTGTACTTGCACCTACTAAACTTAATGTATTAGTTTTTGTATAAGGTATTGTAATTGTAGTTTGGTTCGTACTTGCATCATAACTTTCACTTACACCTGATGTAGAATTTGTAATTTTTCTATCTAGGTGTGTTAAATAACTAGCACTAGTATCTACAACAGCAGGTGATATATCTAAACTTTCTAAATAAACACCATCACTTCTTTGTATTACTAAGTATAAAAGATTTTCTATAAAATCCATTCCTAATATAGTTTCTGTACTAGAAGCACCAAAAATCCATTTATGCCATGCACTTTGTAATTTCTTTTGATTACTAGAAAAGAATTGATGAACATATAAAGTATTTTGGTCATCAGAAGATAAAGCTACAACTATATTTTCATTTGTAGCAACTGACATTTTAAAAATATTTTTAGGAATGTATTTAGGTACATTAGCTGTAATATCGTCAGCTTTTTTTACATCAGTTGTATCTTCAACGAAAAATTCTCTAAATCCTGTAAAATTACCTTTAGGAAATGCAAAGAATACATTGTTACCACTACCTATAGGTTTTACATCTTTGTCTGTTTCAAATTCTGTTGCAACATTTATAGCTACATTTTTTGCAGTAAGTGTTGTACCACCAGTAAGCATAAATTGAGTTTGGTCACTAAATAATAATAGTTCTTCAGCAAAAGATACTACATGTCTTAGAATAGAAACTTTACTGTGCGTACTAGCAACATCTAAAGGGTCTGTATCTAAAACTGTAACTACTGTTTCAGGAAAGAACTCATAGAACTCTCCTGCTCTTGACATAACTACATTTTCATCAGCTACAAAACCTAATCTATTTCTATGAAAGAAAATATCATTTAGTTTTCTACCAACAAAAGTAGGATTAGGTGCAGAAGTTAAATCTCCTGCTACTCTTGTTCCCCATAAAGGAACTGTATAATCTGTTCCTGAAATTGTATATGTAGTTCCATCTACTTGTGAAAAACGAAAATTACCATCTGCTGTTCTTATTAAAACATGTGGCATTGAAGTATTATCTAATGTAGTAGATATTGCAGGTTTTACAGTTTCTACCCAAGCATCTTTAGATGTACTATATTTTACAAAATAATTATCAAACTGATTAGAGTTATCTCCTGTGACCTCTACTATCATACCATCAGGTGCAGGACTTGGTAAATTTGAAAATGTTTGTACAGTATCATAAACTACTTGTGAAGCATCATCACCATAACCATCTGATGCACTCACTGATAATGTTCCTGAACTTTTTAAAACTTTAAAACTAGAGTTTCCAATATTAGATATTGTTATATTTGTTGGTGAACCTATAGCTGATACTAAACCATTTCTAATAGTTTCTGTACTAGTTGTACTTGAACCTGTTGTATAATTATAAGTAGTGCCATCAATAGTAATTGAATACTTTGTGTCAGCTACACCTTGTAATACTGAATAAACAGCTTGTTCTATTTTAGCAGGACTAGTAGCATTAGTCATTGCTGTAGTTTTTTCTTTATTTAAAATAAATGTAAAATCAGCAACAGTCATTGCTACAAAATCTTGTTTCGGATTTGATGATGTTAAATAATTAGTTGCACCTGTTTGATTAACAACTGTTTTTTCTACTCCTGCTGTTGTAAATACTTTTATAGCACCATTAGTAATAGTAATTATATATCTCTCTGTAGCATCTCTATTAATCGCATGAACATACGCATTATTTAAAGTACCAGTAGATATTTTAGCTACATGATTAGTTGGTGGTCTTTTTTTTAATCCTTCTACAACAGAACTATAACCATTTTCTTGTGTTGTTGCTTGTGAAGGTAATCTTAATACTTCTGGTTGTTGCGAAACTCCCTGTACTAAATTTGGAATAGTTCTATTTACTAATGGCATTTAGTACCACCAATGTACTTTGTTTCTACTTACTGTATATGCTTGTTCAGGACTATCAAATACAGTGTAGTCGCCAGTTTGACTTTCAGCTTGTTTTAATACTGCAAATGATTTCTGTTCATCTTCTAATGAAAATTTATGTAAAGTATTTGCACCAAGTGTTCTATCGTGGAATACTCTTGCACTTCTTACTGTTATATATCTTTTAGCTTGTTCAGGTATATCTGCAAAATCTAATAAATATATAAGAGTTACTTCATCAAAGTCTTGTGTAAATACATCTGTATTTTTAGCTAAATTATATAAATAGTTATCTCTTTGTACTATATCAAAATCTGATTTAGAAAATCTGTTAGGGTTTAATTCTACTCTTAATACATTAGTAGCTAATGGAATTTTACCATTAGTGTCTTTACTTAATGTTGCTTTATTATGAGTATTAAAGTGCCAACCCATTGATTGCACTTCTCTATTAATTTCGTTTAGAACATTTTTTGCCATTGTACCATCAACAGGTAATGAACCACTTAAAGTGTTTAATGGACTTTCCCCTATGGTAGAAAGTATAGTATTTACACTTTCAAGCTCAGTTGTTCTAGTTTGTATTGTCATTATGGTAAAAAACTATCCCAAAATTCTTTTATTTTTCTCTGTATTATTTTTCTTAATTTACAAAACCAACACATCATAAATTATCTCCTATAATTAAAGCACTGGCGAAGTTTGACCCTCGCCAGTACAATGTCGTAATTAAATATTACGAAGTTTTAATTGCTGTGCAACTTTCTGGTCTTAGGATTGAACTTCCTATCGCCATTCTTCCTGTAATCAGCGAACCTAATCTTCTTGCATCATAAGTTGTTTCAACTACAAGGTCTTTTAGTTTCACAGTTCCAATCGCAGACTTATGGAAACAAACAGCTACATAGTTACTTGCGTCTATGTGGTAAGTGTTGTTTGTACCAGTTGCCTGAGTTGAGTTGTCAGCAAAAGCACTAACAGCAGTGTTAGATTTAATTACTGGAACTCCACCGATTGATACAACAGTTCCTTTTCCAAAATCACCATTAAGTGTTGAAAAGTCTCTGTTTAACAGTTTATCATTGTTCGCTAACTGATAATAAATATCAGGCGATACAACAATGTATCTGTCAGTTGTAGGCACATCTTTTTCATCTAATTTTTGAATACATTCAAAGATAGATGCAATTAAAGATGTTGCGTTTGTGTTTGCGTCAGCATCAGTTATGACTGTACCACCATCTTGCCCAGTAATTGTAGTAGATGCGTTTGCACCTAATACAGCTAACTGAAGTAAGTTTTGGTCTACAGTTTTTGCTAATGCTTGTCCCATTTCGGAAGCATAGATTGAACGCACATCATAGTGCAATTTTAATTCATCTAGCTCTGCCACAAATGAGCTTGAAAGAAGCATATCATCTATATTGATTATTTTCTCATTATGTTTGATTGCGTCTCCTGTTATTTCAGCACCTACCGAGTGATACGAAGCAGTTGTTCTGCCTGTCACTGGGAAAGATGCACTCTTTCCATTAGCTATAGTTCTGACATTAGTCATTCCTAACATTCTATTTTCTCTTTGAAAAGATGCTAGAACTTCGCCAGAATATAACTTTAAAAAGAGGTCATTTACACCAGTTCCAGTCGCATTGACTAGACCCAGTCTTGATGGTGTTGCGTTTGACATTTTATTGTCTCCTCTTATTGTTGTTATTGTTAGTTTAACACCTTATCTACTTTTCAATTTAGAGAGTTCTCTGTCGTAACAGGCAATCATCTGAATTTTAATAAGTCACCTCTCTTATGAGAGATGGTGATTATAAATTAATTTTTTCTGCTTCTTCTTCTGCACAAATAAATTTAATATAGATTTTACTATTGTTTATTACTTCTGCACCCATGCTTTCAATTTTGTTTATACTTTCAGTATTACCTGCAATCATACAATCATAATGACTATCGTAGGTATTAAATCTGTGTGGCTCTAGGCACTGATTTCCTACAGCACTGCACAATATTAAGTATAAAGCTACTACTTTCATTTTTTGTGTTGTCTTCTTTTGTGTTTATTCATTGAAGACCATTTAATTCTTGATGGATTTGTTGATATAGAAGTTTTCTTAAATCTACTTCTGCTTTCGTGTTCTTCTTTAGAAAGTAGGTTGTTTTTCTTTTTTGCCACTCACTATTTCTTTTTCCACTTATTTTTCATATCTCTATATGCTTTATCTGAAATAGTGGATTTTTTCTTACTTCTTGAAATACCAAGTTTTTTTCTTCTATTAATATTCCTTACCAACGACATTAATATTTTCCTTTATATTTTTTCTTCTTTTTTGATTTAGTTTTTAATTTTTTACTTCTTAATTTTTGCGATAATGATTTCATTATTTTTTCCCCTTTATATTTTTAATAGTAGACATTCCAAAACTTCCTGAAAATACAATTAGAACTGCCCACCAAAATTCAGTAGGTGCTGACTTTAAGATTTCAAAACCTTTCATCATGTATGGTTGTGAAAATGGTAGAAAAGTAAAAATAAAAATACCACTTATAAGAATAGTTAATATTTCATCTTTAATTGAATGTTCTTGTTGTCTTACTTGTTCTACTGAAACTGTTTTTTCTGCTTCTATTTCTTTTGCTCTAATTATTTTGTCTTTTTCCATTTTATGCTGAATAGCACCGACAGTCTTGTCTACTACTATTTTAGCAAGTGGATTTTTAAATAAAGGTAATATAAAATTAAGCATTTCTTGACCTGTTATATTTTTTAGATGTGACTGCTAAATTACTTCTAGAATTATTTCTAGGGTTGCCATCTTTATGGTGTACATCTTTACCTTTAATGCCAACTCTATTTTTCATCATTCTTCTAGCTAAATTTCTTCCTGCTCTGTTCTTCTTTTGTTTAGAAGAAGAATGATAATTGTCATATTCTTTTCGGTAATTTCTAGCCATTAAAACACTGAACTATTTGCAAGTTTCCTTTCAACCTCTTTTCTAAATACAGGGTCTTTTTCGTATCTTGGGTCATTCATTGCATCAGTTACTTGTTGTACTGAATTGAACTGGTCTACAGATACATTATTAACATCACCTTGTAGCATTTCTTGTTGTACTGGTGAGTTAGTCATTCCTGCTCTAGTCATTAAACCTTGTACTGCTAATTTAATTTGGTCAATACTTCCAGTTTCAGTTAAATCATTAAATGATTGTTGTTCTGCTTCTGAAAGATTTTGTGATGCCCAATTAATAAGTTCACCATATTGCTGTTGTCCACCTGCAACTTCTTGTATTTGTGAAGTCTGAGTGTCAGCTATAGATTTTTGACCTGCAATGTAACCATCAACTAAATCTTTTGATAAACCTTGTTTAGCTAATTCATCATAACTTTTATTAGTTAGTTCACCTTTATCTGCATATTCTTCTGCATATTTATCAATACTAAAATTTTCACTAACTTCTTCTTTAGGAATACTTAAATCTTTAGCTTCCTCTGTTTCTGGTTCAGATTGTTTTTGTGAAAATTGTTTTTCTAATTCAGTATATGCTTTAGATAAATCTTCAGCAGTTTTGAACTTTTCAGGCAACCATTCAGGTCTTTCATTTTGAATACCTTGTGGTTGTGTATCAGGTGTACTTACTTCAACTCTATTACCATTTGCATCTTGCATGGTTTCAATATTTACACCTTCTTTTTTTAAAACATCAACCTGTTCTTGTTGAGTTGGTTGTGCTGTGTCTGAGTTTATTTCAACTTTTGATGTTGTCATCAGTCATTTCTCCTATTTATGATTATTGATTTTCTTCAACTGACACATTGCCTGAACTTGGGTCTACACCGACAGCTTTACCAGAGTTGGTAATATGCTTACCTGCTTCAATCATAGTTCTAGGGTCTGTAAGACCTTGCATAGTGGCTTGTTGTTGAGCCATCATCTGTGCCTGTTGGTCTTCTTGTTGCAACTGTTCTTCCGATTTAATTAATCCTGAAGTATCAATTTGATTTGCAATAGCAAATTTCTTAATAGCATCAGTTATATTAATGTGCTTCGTAAGAGTTTCTGCACCAAGTGTTTGAGCCATATCAGATAAGAATTGTAATAATTTCAATCTATCTGATTGTCTCCCTAATGCTTCCATACCAACAATTATTTTAACTTTAACTAATTCTTTTGGTAATGGTGGAAGCAATTTCTTCTGCCTTAACATTGCTAATTTTATATTAATGTAAGGTAGTTGAAATTCTGTTGTTAATATTCCATACACTCCACCGAGTGCATCTTGTAATTCGTTTGCAATTAATTGTACTTCTGTAGCTGTAACTCTTTCTGCTTGTCGTTGGACACTAGCATTTAAAAGAAATGCAAATTGTAATCTTTGTTCTATTCTTTGCATTTGTTCCATTGCTACTCTAAAGTCTGCAAATTTATTTGCTTGTAATACTGATACATCTGAAGCTGAACCTTCAATGATTGCACCATTAGGTGCTTTTGCAATACTTGAACTTCTTGTAGTTCCATTTGGTGAAACCATAAATAGCATCTTTGCAGAAGCAGAACTTCCTTCTAAGATTGCTCTTGATAATCCTTCTAATGATTTTAAGTCACCAATAAAACTTTCTACATGTCCTCTACCATAGTTCATGCCATCTATTCTGTTAAATCTTAATGCAATAAATGGTAGATTTTCTTCATTGTATTCTTTTGTATATAAAATATTTCCTTTTACTTCTTGGTGTACTCTATATTTTTTACCAGTTCTCATTACACAAGTGTATAAATCACATACAGCACTTTCTTTATTTTCTTTATATAATTTTTCTTGTATTTCTTTTGGTAAGACATCAGGACTGACACCTTCTTTAATTATAATTTTTTGTACTTTACCTTGTGGGTCTCTTTTAACTACATAGTTATCTAATCTAAAAACTCTTAAACCTTCGTCAGTTAAATGTAATAAACAATTACCAGATACTATTAAATGTTTTAATGCTTCATAAACTGCAACTCTATCGTTTTGTACTTCAATAGTGTCCATTACAGCTTTTTCTATTTTAGCTAAACCTTCTTCTATAGTTTTCTTTTGTTCTGGTTCACCTTGTATTTTTTTGTAAATTAATTCATCTACATCAATTCTAAAGAATGGTGCTTGTGGTGGAAATAAAGCTAACATCAATTTTGATGATAAATTCATTACACCTCTAGAACCTACTGATTGATATGGTGTGCTATATTCTTGATTAGCATTATATCCTTTAGGTGGATATAAATGAGGAATAGTTAGTTCAGCACTTTCTCTTGCTCTTTCTAAATATGTCTCTCTATCTATCTCTAGCTTTTGGTACTGACCCTCTATAGAGTTTTTGCCATTATTTACAGATTTATCTGTAAGAGTATATTTCGCCATAATTAGCTAGTTGGAAAATTAACACCAGACCCACTTGAAGCTAATGGTATTCTCAAACTTCCTCTACCCAGTCTTTTTCTGTTGTAGTTAGAAGCTGAAGAACCCACATTCATTCCACTCTCGGCAACCATAGGTGCTTTCTGCTTTGTAGTAGTAGCTTTAGTCACTGTTGGTGCAGGAATTGGTTCAGGTGCAGGTGGTGGTGCAGGTGGTTTAATAGAAACACACATGTTTATTTCTCCTCTTGTACTTGATTTTCTTTGATTAAATGATTGACGACACTTCTCTGACCTGCCTGAAACCAGACTTCTTTTTCAGTCATCTTAATATCTGGGCATTTGTCAGGAAATATTTCGTCTAAATATCCTATGACTTCTTTACTTATTATTGGTTTTTTTGTCATTAGATACTCCTAAAGTGGTACTTAATTGCTGTCTTTTACTTGCAATCTCTCCTGCTATTGCAGAATACCCACAAGCATCAACAAAATCGTCAATATTAAACTTTCCTGCCTGTGTTCTTGCTATCTTTAGTAGTGTCATAAGATTAGCGACATCTTCAGGAAGAATTATAATATTTAACTTAGTTTTGTTTTGTAAGTAGCTAGACCATAATCTAGAAATATTTTCATGGTTTTCTACTTTGTCACCATGTTTATCTTCTCTGTCTTTACTAACTAGCTTTTTTGTTTGTTCCAGTATTTTTGTACTGTCCATATTTATAACTCCATAACTTAGGTTGTTTTGTTTTAAGATTATATTCACCAAATCTAAGTATTCTTGCTAGTCTACTTTGATGGTAAGCATCATCTACAGTCATTTTATTTCTTAAATATTCTTCTATGACTGCTTTCCAATTTGCATCTATACTATTCTTAGGATTAAGAACTCTAGATGCTTTAACATGACCTACACCAACGCAACCTTTGTAACCATCAGTTTGGTCTCCTGTTAAAGTCTGTGTGCAGAAATGATAATCTGCTAATTTTAAATCTACTTTTTCTATTTGATTATCAATAATAGAACAATGCCATGCAGGTATAGTTCTCATATCTTTATCGCCAGATATGATTACACATTTATCTTTATATTGACCTGTAGCTAATATTCCTATTGTGTCATCAGCTTCTAGATTAGGTAATGATTTACATGGATATGTTTTCATTAACCAGTCTCTTAACTGTTTATAACAAACTGGTTTTCTTATTGATTTTCTATAAGACTTATAACTATCAT